TCACTGAACTGCTTGCGCTTGATGCCGTTGGCCGACTGATCAACGAGCAGCCAGTCGCCAGTGGCTTTGAGCGAGCTCGGTGTCGCGGTGCACCAGTGGTGCCCAGCGGGAAGAACCTTTGCCCATACGGCCGCCTGGTCCGCATAGCTCTCACTGCGGTCGTACTCGAGCTCCCAAGAATCATCTGGGTTTTGGTCGCTCTGCTCATAAGCGTCGGCGTCAGCACCACGGAAGCGACTGAAGCCAGGATAGTCGAGGCCAACACCTGCGACCACAGATCGCCCTCGCGCTGTGCACTGCGCGAAAGCAAACTGCTCGGCGAGCGCAACCGCCTCGGTCGAGGTGAAGCCAAGGCGCTCGAGACCGGAACGCGTGATCAACGCCTTCTCACCATGGTTCTGCGCGAGTTCGGTGAGCCTCGAGCAGGTCTTCGCATCGAGCTTACCTGACTCCTTGACGCGCAATGCGCGCTGGATGCGCTTCACAGGCCCGGACAAACCTGTTCCCACGGTGTTGCCGTAGGTCGAGGGGGCCACGTCCACACCGCCGCAGATATGCCCAAAGGCTTGTTCAAAGCGATCTGCGGTCTTGGCGTCAAACCCAAGATCCATGAAGGTCTCGGAGTCGAGGTAGTTCTGCTTGGCCGTGCCGTACTTGCTCGCCTGGAACCCGAGCAACGCCTGGCACGTCATGCTATCCCATGCGCCCGTGATATTGAGCTTGAAGCTGTAGCGATCGAGTGCGCTTTGAATTCGGCGGATGTCCTGATTTGCCATAATCTACTTCTTAGCCGAGCATCCGCCGCAACCGGCGATGTTCGTGTTCTGTGGGCCGCTGCCGCTGCCAGGCTTCTTCTTGGCCATGCCCTTGACGAGCGCTTGAAGGATACCGGCCACTGCATCGATCGCCTTGGCCTTATTCTGGTTGTTCTGGGCTATCGTCATTTGGGTTTGCCCTTCTGCGAAGATCGCCAAACGCGTGACAACAAACCGCCGGCAAAGATGCCAGCGCCGACAAGAGCAAGCCACTTGACCGCGTTCAAGATGTTGAGCCCGAGCTCTGGCAGCTCTACCGCAGCGAACTCCGTGAAGGCGATGCCGGCTTGCGGGATCGTCGCGCCAAGGTGAATCACGCGCTGCAGCACGTCATCGATCGTTCCCGTGATGCCGGCCGTTCGTACAAAGTTTGCTGAAAGCTCGGTGCGGCGATCGATGTAAACGGTCTGCGCGCCGAGCAGATAAGCGAGCTCGCGCGGCGTCGGTGGACGACCACCGGTCGCCATGACCACGGCTATCCAACCTTCGCCGGTCATCTTGAGTTGGTAACCGCTACCGAGGTCGATATATTCAATGTCGCGAGTGGCGAGCTTGGCCTTGAGCTCTACCTCGCCGGGCATAGCGGTCTTGAAGTGGAAGACGCCAATGTACCCGCGATCTGAGAGCAAAGCCTTGTCGTAGGGATAGGGTCGCGCAACGTCTTTGGCGAGCGTGTCGCGGTAGTCTGGACTCTCCACGCCCTCGAGCACTGACTCAGTGACCACAGCGGATTGGGCGCGCTCGACGAGCACCGCCGTCACGCGAGGGTCAAGCACACCAGCCACGATGTTGAGCTGCGCTGGCGTCACGAACGCGTCAACCGGCTGCACAAAGAACAGCCAGGCCACGTTGGAGCCAACCGGGAGCTCGACGAAGCTCGAGCTCGGGGCGTAGGGAAGATTGATCCCGCGTGAAGGAAGTTCGAGCACCGCGGACTTGTAGGCCAGCGGGATTTCAACACCAGCGTATTTTGACAACTGCTTGAGAAACTCGACGCGGTCAGCCTCGGCCACACTCGCGCTCGTCGCGAACAACCGCACGGCGTAGTGACGCGACGGGTCGAGCGGCTCATTGTAACCGACCCATGCAGGAGCAAGCTTGATGGGCGTAATCAACAGACTACTCCTCGCTCACCGCGACATACCCAAGGTAGGCGTAGTCGGTGGTCACGGCGTAAAGGGTCTCTCCCGCGGCGAGCGGCACGTCTACCGGGTGATCCTCGGGCAACGGGGTACCGTGATCAACCGTCGTGGCTTCTAGCGAGAATCCCACATAAATGTGGCTAAACTCGGCCTTCTCGTCTTGCTCGACCTCGAGGTTAGGCAAACACCAAATCGTTACAACACAAGCTGCTGTGGCAGTGTAAGCAGGCTTTGGCGCGCAATCCACGGACATGCGATCCATTTCAAGTCGTTTTTTCATGCTGTCAATGACTCCTGTGTACCGAGCATGATGACCCAAATTGGCACTCGAAAAATTTCATTTTGACCAGCGAAATAAGAAGCATTCTGGTAACACTTTAAATCAACAGAAATCGCTTGGCGCGGTGTAACGATATGCGGCGTCACCGGGCGATAACTAACAATATTTTGATGACATATAACGTCGGGTAAACCTTGCGTATCTACCACGTTTGCTACAGGCTGATCAACAATACCATTGATAGGAAACCATTCGTTTCCGCCATGCCATTTCGGTCCCTCTGGTGGAACGAATTGCACTTCAGTTTGCAATCCCCATAAAAACGAATCATAAGCAGTTGTGAAGTTGCGAGACACATTAAAGTTAATGCGCTCTATAAGGCAATTCTTTAAGGAACCTGCGCCAGTATTTTCCGTAAACTGGAAAGTAGTATGAGTTAACGCAGGGCTAGCCTCACGCGCTAATACATACGGATTTCCGCGTTCATCGCTACCATTGACTGATATACCTAACACACCGCCGCCAGCAATTGGTGCAGCTGTGTTTCTAGCGATCATCGTAAACCCATTGCCCTTTGGGGCAGTGTATTTAGCGGGAAGGGCGAACGACAAAGATCCATCATAGCAAGTACTAGCAAAATTGTTGTATGTCGCTAATGCGTACAACGGTAGAAAATCACGAACAATATCGTAGCTAGTATGCTTGATGGACACACCGAAACGGCGTGCAAGATCAAATGTGTAAGTAACAGATCCCGGTGGAGCCATAGCCATAAACCGTATTTCTTTGATATGAACAATACGGTTCATGTTATTAACGAACGCTGTCTCACCGATTGATCCAGGATCGGCGCGCGTTACGCGCACAACCGGACTAGTCGCAAGACTGGCCATAGTGACGGGAATAACCGTCATCCATGGATAGCGTTGTGCCGCACGTTCGCCTGCTCGCGCCAACTGTACAGTAGAAACGGTTCCACCAGTCGGTTTTTCCCTAGTACCCAAAGCAACGGGTCCAAGCCACTGTCCAGGGACAAACGCTTGTCGTGGATCTCTTATTGTCACTTCATCACCTCAATCTGACCTCGCAAAACAATAGCAAGATCGCATGCAGCGGCGGGGGTGATAAATTCAGCATAAAAACTTTCACCTGGCTCGAGAATCCATTCCGATTTACCGAGATCCATGAGAAATCCAGGAGTATCAAACAAAAAGCGCCATGTAGGGTCGTCCCACCATTTACGCCCATCTGGCCCATAGATCATAAGCTCAGTAACCGTTATGGCTCCAAATACGGTTGTACTACCGGAATTCGGCTGTAAAACGCAAGAATAAATATCAATTGGTGAATCTGCCGGACATTGCAAATTTTCGGATATTAGTCTAATCGACGTAGCAGCTACTCCACCCATTCGCGCATTAGCATTATCATGTAGCAAGATAGGGCGGTTATCCACAATGCGCACAGCATTAAATTGCACAGCCGGAACCGTGCAATCGCGTTCACCTCCCCGAGCTCCGGCTCCGGCAGCGTATGTAATAGAAGCGCTAAGACGCTCACCTGGAAATAATCTATAAGGTTTTGGGAATTCCCAAACACCGTACTCTTGCCGAGGCTTTGTGCCAAACATAGTCAACGGATAAAAATCTTCCGTTAGCAGCTCACTACCGAATTTTCCAATACGTGCCAATGTTCCACCAACGGTTATAATCGGAGGATTATTAACCGCGGTTCCAATTAACTGAAAAAAAGCTACGTCAGTAAGGTGCACACGCTTATTGCCAAAATCAAAATCAGCCCTAACAGGAGCTTGGCGCAATCCAGCGGCCGGTGCCAATACCGCTCTTTTAATTGCAGGTAAATAGTTAACCTCAGTCATTAGTTTACCTCCAAATACCCGAACAACGTGACGTCAACGCGCACTGGCATAGATACCACTTGCGCGGCAGGATACATGGCGTTGTTGAACATTCGCACACTCAACCGTTGTCGTCTGTTTAGCGTCGTAGATTCTGGAAATTGATACACGGCGGGAGTGTGCACTATAGGCTGCACACCAACTTGCATAGGCCACGGCAACGAACCGGGACATAATCCCATTAATGGGATGGGGTTAGACCCTGGCATCCATTTTGGTCCATTGATCGGATTAACTAAATATTCACTATAAGCGCCAATTAGCGCACCATGACCAGAATCGTCTATATAAGCGACATTTACTAACGGACACGAAAAACACAATGTATCTAGCAACACATCATCTTTTCCATCATTCACTAAATCAGCTTTATTAAAGCTAATACCGCCACCACCGTTAATCGCAGGAAAAGCGTTGGGATTGTCAGTAGTTCGGTAATTACCGGCGATCATTACCGGATGATTGCCTTTAAGACTTCTACCATGCGCGGCAAACGCTGGCAAACCTTGGTAAGGCTGATTAAGTGCGTCATATTGCCAGTCATCCCGAGCACTGCGAAACTCGACATTCAACCCATTACCGCGATTAAGCAGATAAGGATATTTGAGCTTTTGGATAAACACATCATCGTAGTATGGCGGCGCACCGCCGTTACTGATCGGCGAATACGAAGGACAAAGCACGGCACGCGGCCCATGCCCCATAATAGTTGTTGCTGTGGCCGTTACTTGGTTGATGTCCGAAACGCCAGAAATACCGAGCTCTATGTTAACGCAGTTACCGACACCGCCCCAAAAATACCCAGGCAACACACCGCCAGTAGGTGCGCCTGGCGGAAACCCAGAAATAGTTAAATACTCGAGATGGTAAGGCCAAATGCCTTCATTCGCGAAAGCGTTAGGCGGAATTTCTGTAAACACGAAACCAGTAAGGTCTGAAGTAACGTTAGCCTTAAAATGCAGCCAACGCGGTATATAACGTGTCGCTTTCTCGGTCATCTTCTAACGCTCCTTCTAACCAACTGAGCTCGTGCGTCAAAGATTGGAGCCGAGCGAGGTGAGGGGGGACTCGCACCCGATCGGCTCCAAGGTTTCAAGGCACGAACAGAGGAACCGTGTTGCGCAGCTCCTCGAGGGCACCAAACACCAAAGCAAAGAACATCACATGGTCGGGCGCTTGCGCGGACCAGTGAGGCGGACCGTGAAGGCGCCGCCGTGTGTAACGCTGTACGCGATCGGCGCTGTTCCCTGGTTCGCCGTCACGCCACGGGGGCGGGACAGGATACCGCGGAACGTCTCGAGAGAACCGAGATAGATCGGTGTCGCGAGCCGGCGCGCAGCTTCCCATGTCCGCATGCCGTTGCTGATCGTGTAGGCTGACGTGAAGGCCGCGTCCGCCGGCAGAATGGCCACGGTACCGGGACCAGCGATCTCGAGACCGCCGCCTTGCGGGAAGTGGTCAATGCGCCCTTCGACGTAGGTCTTGCTCTGCTCGATACGGAGCTGGAACAGGAGGTTGTCGAAGTAGGTCCGCCACTTCTGCATGCCCTGAATGACGTTGAAGACGGGAAGCAAATCGCCGGGGGTATAGGTCACACCGCCGAGAACGCTGTTCTGCCCGACAACTTCGTCCGGGATGATCTGGATCGAATAGATCAACATCTCATGCGACGCCGGCAGGTTGCCGTTGGCGGGCATGTTGGTGTCGATGTCCGTGGCCGTGGTGATACCGGGGCCCGCCTGGCCTACCAAGTACTGGAAGAAGCTCTGGGCTTGGTTGAAGCCAGCTTCCGTTGCGACGTAGCAGCGGCTCCACAAGGGATAGTCCATCTCTTGTTGCTGGTTAAGCATGGGCCGCCTCTTCGCTGGGCTCTTTATCCCAGCTCTCGAATTTCTCCGAGGATCGGAGCACATCTTCACCCCATTGGGGTGCTGGACGCTCGTGGGCTGAATTACTGTTTACGCTACTCGTCAGCCTGCTCTCTAGCGGTTCTATGGTACTAATCACGTTTCCCATAGCTTCCGACGGGATTGTCTTCAGCGCGCCTAATGCGCCTGCTAAGATTTCCCCGTTAGCAAAAGAGATAAACATAAAAATTTGACGAGCATAATCAGCTTGCTCATTCCAAATTTTATTGCAGCACTCTTTCACCCGAAGTCTCCTTCGTTTATCCAGTTATCCCTACCGCGTTACCGCGGAGGGGGGCAACTATCATTTACCCCAATCCGTGATACTGACCACATTTCCATCTCCGAACTCGATGTCTTTGATAACTGCCATGGGAATCTACCTCTTTACGCTTTTGGCAGGCCATAATTTATGAGCCCGCGGTTTTGTCTTCGGTCTCAAGTCTCCTACACGCGACCGTAGGCGCTCATGTCGACAGTCGAGCGAATCGACGCCGGCACGCGGTCGTAACCATCCGTGATCTGGGGAAGCGCGCCCATGCGCTCGAGGGTCAGACCGTTGAGTCTCTCAAGGGTCAGACCGCCCACCCTTGCTGGCGGCAGGATGCTGAAAGTCTCGCCGAGGTTCTCGAGCATCGGCACGAGGAACTTCCAGCCGCCATAGAGCAGCGCGGACACGGCCCCCGAGGTCATTGCGGCGTCGCCCTTCCAGTACTTCAGCGGAATTGACGCTACCGCGCCCAGAACACCGCCCAACAGGGGGGAGTACTTGCGCATGAAGCTCGTTGAAGAACTGTAACGACGGATCAACATGTCGCTGATCGCAGCAACGCCGACACCGATCACCGGGGGGATAATCACGTCTGCGGTCAGGTCCAAACCAGACAGGATTTCGAGGTCCAGGGCCCCGATGTTGCCTTCGTCGGCAGCGTCGCGAGCCAGCACATAATCATTGCGCTTTGACATCTCAACTAGCTCCATGCGACGGGAAAATAGGCCCGTCAGCTTTCTGTCGGGCGAAATTGCCCGTTGCAATTCAAGTGCACTCACTATTCTTCACAAACGACTTGTTGCCCAAGACGCACTTACAGCGCTTGCCTTTAGGCCCTTGGAACCACACTGCCTTCTGACAAGGCGCCAACCGCTTGCGCGCATACTTGCGGCGCATGCGCTTCACCTTGGGGCTACCTGGCCCGAGCTCACCAGCCTGCTCGATGGTGAGCAAATCTTCCTGACACACCTGCACCGAACGCCCAAGCACCGACGAATCAACAGTAGCCGGTGTGCATTTGCGGTACTTGCTCGGCACGACCGCCGACTTTTCCATACCGCTCAAGGTGATGACTTGGGCCATTTAACAACTACCTTCCCATCGCGCGGTGCAGACGCATATTCACATTGGCGTGTTGCACTGCGTCAGCGTGTAAAATGCGTGCTGCATCGCGCAACTGCTTCGCCCGTGTCACGTAGTCGTTGACTTCCTCAAGACCGGCGAGCTTCTTATTGACGCCCGCTCTTGGCGGCACTCCCTTGGGAACAGCTTTGTTCTTTGTGTCACCTAGCAACATGCCACCAGACGGTTTCGCAGGGGTAGCCGGACGCGCCATCTCAGTGGAAATCGCAGACACAAGGGACGGGTTCACGGTGTTGGCGTAGGCCCAAACTATTTGCCCGGCCGGTGTGGTGATGATCGAATATACCGTTTGCAGCCACGCTTTGCGCTGCGACTCAGCAAGTTTCGGATAGGCCGCCCAACCGGAAACGATCTGGTTGTAAACGCTAATCGTCGCGGCACTTACCGGTGCAGTGCGAGCACCTACTCCCCCTCCAGTGGGTGTAATACGAGCAGGTTTAAACTTGCCCGCGACGGAAGGCGTCGCGGTCAAACGCTTTATTTCGGCGGTGACCGCTGCCACGAAATTCGGATTTACCGACTGCGCATAGGCCCAAACCACCTTGCCTTGAGGCGTCACACTGGCAGACCACACCGCGGTCATAACCGCCTTGCGCTGCGCCTCGGTGGTCAGCTTCTGATACTGCGCCCAGCCGGCCACGAGAGCATTGTACGCGTCGATCGTGGCCTTGCTCGCCTGGGCATTGGCTTCCGCTGGCGGTTTCTCGCCAGTCGCTGTCGATCCAGGTACCGCAACGTTCTTGAGACGGTTGCCCTCGGCGATCATCTTGGCCGAGACGCCCGGGTACGTGATGTCAAACCACTTCATGTAACCGGGAGCGGCCTTCTCGGTTTTCTGCGTAGCTATGACGATCGCGACAAGACCCTTGGCCTTCACGACATCGGTCTGACCCGGATAAACTTTAGTCCAATAGTCCAGCGTGGCGACTGAAGCCACTTTCCAAGCCGCGAGCTTGATGTCGTTTGGTCCAACGACCTCGGCACTCGCCTTCTTCTTCTCGGTGAACATCTTGTCGAGAAGTGGCTTGTTCGTCTTCAACAACCAATCACCAAACCCGGGAGCCACTTTCTCGGTTGCCAAAATACCGGCCTCGAGTTTTTTGAACCAGAGCAACCGAGCAGCGTTAGTGGTCTGCTTGGGGTACTCTTCCATCCAAAGCTGTACGAGCAACTTCTCTGCTTGCTGATACTTGAGCTCGAGATCGGGTACTTGCGGTACACTAATGGAAACACCAGAAGCGGCATTTACGCGCTTCTTCTCCACAGCCATAGAGTTTATTAGTGTTATAAACGTTCGCGTAAACCACTCAGTAAACCCAGGGTTACTGGCCGCAAAATCGCTAATTTCCTTTTCTATTTTAGTAAACCACTGTAATTTACCGGCATTTCCGCCACTAACATGTAAATAAAACCTATCATAAAATTCTTGACCAGTGCCTTCACCGGCAGAAGGAGCAACACCAGTAAAGCGATATTTAATATCGCTAACGAAATTAGACCAACGACCTAATTGCGTATTTGTTAACTTATCACCAAAAACATCTACTGTGCTAATGGTGGCATAATTACCATTACCGGTACTTGGTGTACCACTTCCAGGAGCAGCGGGAGGCGTAGTACCAAGCTCTGAAGTGGCTTGATTCTGTCTGGCGATCTCGAGCTCGCGAGCCACACGGTCAGTTTCTGCCTTAGTAACAGCATCCGTCAAAACTCGTTCGCGCTCGGCGGCATCAGCCATGCTTTGCGCAGCCGCGTCAATCGACTGTTGAGCGGCCTCGGCAGTCGCAACAGCCTGTGCTGCTGCCGCTTCGTTTGCGGCGATTTGAGCTAGCAACGCTTGACGCTCAGCGTCAAAGGTCTGCGCATCCGCGGTGCCCATTGGAGTCTGCTCGGCAAGAGCCGCGTTCAGTCTGTCTTCAGCGATAAAGGCACGCTGCTCGAGCTGCGCCTTTTCAGCCATGAGCTGCGTGTACTGCGCCGCCGCTTGTCCTGCGACTTCGGTAGCCACTTCAGCCTGCGCAACAATCGCCTTGGGCGTCGTCGCGGTAACATCCTCGAAGGGAAAGGGACTCACAACGCCCGTGGGGCTTTCCTCGAATGGATTACCGGGGGCAGCCACCTTCTTGCCCATGCGGTACAACACCAGCGCGCCAGCCCCAATGGCTCCAACAGCAACAGCGATCCAACCGGTTTTCGTCATCTGTAACTATCTCCGTGCAAGCATCGTTGCAGCGATGACACCAAGAGCGATCGCACCGAGCACAAGCGCGGTGTTCATGGTTCGACCTTGACTGGCAACCAACTGGATGTTGGGAATCTGGTCGATCAAACTATCAGCGACCTCGACGCCCTTGTTCGCAGCCTTGATCGCAGACTGCTCGAGGCTCATGGCTTCACGCTCGAGATCTCCTGCGATCTGGATGCGCCGCCGCTGCGCGTTGAGCGCCTCTTTTTCCGCGACAATTTTCTTGACTTGGTTGTCGACTGACGCTACGCTCCGCATTGTGGCGGAACTCTGCATCATAGAAGCTCTCATCATATCCTGGTTCATCCGCCGAGCAGGGCCAGCCGTTCGCAGCTTGGGCTCTTCGGCCAGGTGATGGATCGTAGTGCCGGGGTTGAAGCGCGTCTGCTCGCTGTAGGCGACCTTGGCAAAACGGCGCTTCACTGCCTTTCCGAACTGATCGAGGCGATCTGCTGCCTGCGTCGACATGGACGTCCCGAGCGGCTGGTTCAGCGCGCCGAAGTTCGGCATTGACGGGCTAGCGTCTGACCCAAGACCGCGGGGGTCGATACCACCGGGGACATTATGCGGTCCGCGCCCGCCGAGCTTCTGCGCCCTAGCGTCATTGCGCAGGTAAGGGTGCAGGCCGTAGAGATAGTCATCAGCCATTGGCTTTCAGCTCCCGTATTCTTGGGCCAGCGTCAGTAAACGTGACCATTTTGGCGTAGCGACGAAACTTGAGGGGCGGTTCCCATCCTGGAAAGGCAGGGATCTGTGTAGTATCTAGTGCCAGATACCGCGCAGTTGGCGCGTAGGGATTGTGCCGCGGAAACACGCAGGTCACAGCGTAGATGTGCCAGTTGGCGTTATCCGCTGAAATGATCTTCGCGCCAGGCACAAATCCGATATTCCCGATTAGCGCGTTAATGAGGCAAGTGTGACAGTCGCAGTCACCCGCGCCTGCTTGAAGCACCCTCTCGGCCGAAGCGTAAAGGTCATACGGGAAAGGATCTTGGCGATACTCAATGTTGTTCTTGACGAACCAGAACACACGCTTGAGCTCCTCGAGCTCACTCTCTTCACCGTGCTGCGCGGTGCCCCGTACCAACTCAAGAGCGAGGGCGCGGATCTTTGGATCACGCAAAGATCTAAAGACCTGATCATTGATGAGCTTCAGCCGATCGGCTATCGAGTAGACGTCGTGCACCGCCGCTTTCCCGAAGGATGTTCCTCTACCTGCCATATCATGGCAAGAGTAATAGGCTAAATAGCTATGTCAATAAAAATAGTTCTGCTAGCAGAAGATACATATGATAGCAAGGCTATCGAATGCTACCATTGCTATCGACGCTACAAGCGCTATCATGTGCTAGCAAGTGCTACAAGTGCTAGCACTTGCTATCAAGTACGGTATACGATATATTAAGCATTTATGCCTTCTTTTTTTTCTGTTCTTCGACCTTGAGTGCACCCGCAACAATGATGCGAAAAGCTTCCGTCAACGTAAGACGAAATTCTGGAAGCGTTTCGCGCACGGCAGTCTCGTACTTAGAACGATAGCGCTCAAGGGCTTCGTGGCATTCTGCGTTTATTCGCACATTGAGCTGCAATGGACCTACCATGGCTTAGCCCTCCGTGATCGCATTCACCGACGCAGCTTCCACGATCGGGGGTTGCTCGGTGGCTTCGATGGGAGCTGGCGGCACGGTGGCGACGCGCTGAATGGTCGTCGCGTCGAAGTGCTCGCCGAGCTGTGTGCTCGTTGCCGATGTCGCCGGAATGCGCCGATTCTCGCGGTTGCGCCGCACGGGCAGATACTCGTTGAGCTCCTTGCCGCTCGCGAGATGTTGTGTGAGCGCCTCGATGGCCCCAACGATCTCCTCGATGCGCGCGGGCTCGATGCCGAGCTGCCCCATGATGCCCTTGCCGGCATTCTGCGGATCGGTGAACCAGATCTTCGCGACTGGATGCCCGTTGTCCGGATCGACCACATTGCCGTGCCTGTAGAGCCGCACCGCGATGTCGCGCAGATCGCCGTTGTTGCGAATCCGCATGAGGATCTCGCGGAACGCCGTGTCGCGCATGAGGTTATAGGTGTTGTCATCGCTCAGTGACGCTTCAGTGGTGACGTCGTTCTCAACCTCGTTCTCAACCTCGTTTTCGGTATCATCCTCGGTCTCGTCTTCGGGTCCGAACTCGGGCCCAAGCGTCTCGGCAACATGCGCCGGCAATGCGCCAATGCTCTGATTTGCGCTCGGCTGGCTAACTATATGCGATGCCGGGGGCAGCGAAGGCAGAGAGGTTGCTTGCGCTGCGATCGCGGGCTCTGCTTGTGCGTTGTTTCCACCGCCAAAAGCACCGCTCGCGAAGAGTGTCTTGGCGACATCGGCCGCTTCACCGATGACCTGCGAAATGATCTGCGTGACTGGGGAGTCGCCGCCCTTCTCGAGCAGACCGGATTGCATGACTTGCGTGACCATCGCCATGGTGTTCGCGGACATGTTCCCCATGGTGCCCACGAGGGCAGCGAAGCGCTCTTCGACCTCGGGCTTGGCATTCATGGCCTTGAACAACTCGAGCGTTGTCGTCGAGCTCTGCTGCTGTTGATTGAGCACCGCTTGCATCATGGCAGACGTGGCCATCGCCGCACTGTCGCCCTTGGCAAGGAACGCTGGCGCGAGCGGAGCAAGAGCGGTGAGCAAGGTCAACAGAGGATCCGGTTTCACTTGTGCAGCGGCATCGGCGCGGCGACCGATCTCCTCCATGCGCTGCATCATCTCTGCACGCTCACGGTCCGCTCGAGCACGATCTTCGGAAGCGCGGAGCTGCTGCTGCAGCTCGGCCGTCTGGCGCTTGAGCTCTTCGACCTCGCGAGACGACCCTTGATACGCATCTTGCCGCGGGTTCATAGTCTGCGCGAGCTGCATGGCCAACATCTGTTCGACGAGCTTCAGCAGGCCGCCCTGCTCGTGCTGTTGCTGCTGTTGCGTCGGCGATTGCCCTTGCTGCTGCGAAAGGTACTTGGCCAGGGCGCTATCCTGCGGGCCCCCCGGGGCAAACGAGTTGGCTCCACCATTACGGAATGCCGGTGTCGGTATAGGCGGCGCGTCGATCGTGAAAGTGATCGGGACAAAGCCCTTGGTGCCCGGGGCCGCAAGCTCGATGTCATACTCACCGCCGCCTGACCAGTTGAGGATGAGATCCTCGAGGGCGCCAGTCTCGGTGAGCGCCTTCGGGTCAATGCCCCGCGGCCCAGGGATGATCTCCCAGCGCATCGTTGTCGGGTTGCGGCGCTTGATGCGCATGTTGACCGTCGGGAACTGCGCGGCGAGGTCACCAACCGTTCTCGCCGAGATCGTGTTCGCTACCGAGCTCAAGGGGGAGACCCCTGGATCGAGCTGGGAGATCGCCAGCTCCTTTGCCGCGGCCTTGTAGCCTTGCAGCAACTCCCTTCCCACCATGCTCGCAACATCATCCTTTTTGGCCACTTTTTTATTCTCCTTCTGCCACTTCTCGAACTCGCGTTCCGCCTTCTCGTGATCGGGCGAGTCCATGTCAGCGAGTGGTGTTGTTAGGTCGTACAATGGTGAATCGGGGGACACCCGGATCTTCTCGTTCTCGCGATCCTCGAACGCCTCGGCCTTCCGCATCATCTCACGGATCGCCGCGAGCTTCTCAGGTGAGGGGGGCGGTCCAGGCGGAAGCGGCGGCGGTAACTTGAGCTCGTCTTCATCCTCGTCCGCCGGAGGGAAGTCCATGACAGCCTTGCGCGGGCGGCCGGGGCCCCGACCTTGGGTACTGCGCAAGGGCCGTTGAGGCAGATCGTCGTTATCTGGATTGGGCAGATCTCCCGAGCGATCTGGGCCCAGAATGGAGTCACGCATTTTCTTTGATCTCCTCGCCATTTTCCTTGACGGCGGCGGCCGACGACGCTACGCTGTCGCGGTAGAGGCGAAGCAATTCAATACAAACCTCATCGCCTTCCGCCGCATAACTCTCAAGCATTTGAAGGAAGTACTCAAAGGGCATGGTGCGATGCGCCTCGGTGTCAGGGCGCAGAACCGTAGCCACTTGCGCTACAAAGGCATCCAGTCCGCCGGACTGAAAGAACTCGAGCAACTTCTGTGCGCCAACGTCTAACACTGTTCCGAGCACCGAAGGCAGCTTGGCGTTCTCGCGCTTGTTCCGGTGGTAGATCTCAACCAGACTGACCACCGCGTCAGAGTCAAACCCCGCCTCGCGCAGCGCTATGGGCAGCATGGCGAAGTCATCAGCGCTCCAAGAGCTAAGTTGCGCCTGAATGGCCGTGGCGTTGTCGAGCACGTCGCGCAGCGCATCCACAAACGTCTCGAGGGTGTCGTTGATCCCCGTGCAAACGCTCGTGGCATCGACGAGCTTGGTGTTGGTCGTTTCGATGATCATTTTGGTATCCATTGCTTTTCCTCTCACTTGTCGAAGTCGTCATGAGCCGCGAGGCTCCACTGTGCCTGGGCGATGCCCATCGCCAAGCACGAGACAAAGGCGTTTGCTATCACCTGCCACCATGGCAAGTGCAGCCAGAGACTCAAGCCGAAACCTCCCCACCACGCGTTGCAGAACGGACAGCGAAATAACGAGTCAAGATGGATTGGTCCTAACACGAGCTTGCCGAGCGTAAGGTGCGCTATCAGGCGGAAGGGATAGGCGATTGTGCTGCCCGTAATCACAAAGCTAATCCCTGCGGCTACCAGTACAATCCAGACCATAATCCCAAAGTCCACTGTCATACCTCACTCCTCTTGGTGTACTTGCCGGCCATGATTTTCTCACCGCGGCGATTACGATCTTCCCAATGTGGACAGATGATGGACTTGTCCCTCAAGTGGAACGCGATACCAGAGTTCACGTAGTGATTTGGAACTTTACCTGGTGACGTCGCATTGACTGCAAGTCCTTGGAATACGTCACATAATCCGTAGCCTTTGAAGTGCACGATGAACCACGACAGGTCGTATTTCTCGTCGTGCTTGAGTCGCTCCCACAAGCGTTCATACTCGATCTGCTTCTGGCCATCCTCGAGGCGGAAGTGCCGGCAGAATCCATGAGCCTGGATGGCCGCTATGCGGTCCTCGGTGACCATCCGGTCAGGGCGGATCATCCGCTTCTGCCCTGGCTGTAGGTCTCCTTGGGCGTTTGCCTCGCTCGAGCTCACGTAAGGTGTGCTGTTCGCTCCCCACACCTCGAACTGTTTGGCTGCTTTGTCGAAAGTTGTAGTTTTTTCTGCCATTTAGCTTCTCCTATCGGTTGTAGCTATTATGTATAGTAGTGTATAGCGATAGACATACTCTACCACACCTTTCGCTGTACGAATTCAAGGCAACCGGGGAAGGTGCGCTCGACGAGCCGCTGGTGCTCGAGGCAAGCTCCCCAGTCCTCGGGGTCGTTGGGAAGCTGGACGTCAGTGTTCCGCCCAATGGCCGCGATTACATCATGCCACATTTGCTTACTTTGACCTTCACCGCTGAACGCGTGCGTAGTCTCGTTCACCCAACGTTGCCCATCGCTTCGAGAGAAGCGCTTGCAACCCTCGCAGGTGTGACCCTGCTTGATGTTCTCCACGGGCGGTGAGAGCTGCACTACGGCATCCTGGCGACGTGGTGTGACCCACACGATGCCCGCCTCGACGAGCGCTGGCCGTTGCGTAAGCACTTGCTCACCTACGCGTAGTTCGTGGGCGATGACTTTGCCGTTGTCCCCTTTAGGGTCAAAGGTCTGACGTGCGGCTGTAAGCGGGAGGTCGCCTGGAAGGGCCTCAGCGCCTTCTAGGCCGTCCGCAGTGAGCAGGAGGGGGTAAGAGACCGCCTCGGCGTACAGCGCCTCACACCAGCCGCCGTAGGCTTCCAGGCGCACCATCTCGGCAGAACGCTCGAGGATGTTGTCCATGTCATAGTCAATCCATCGGGATTTGTCAGACTGTACCCACAAATGTAGGGCAAAAGGCTGGGCCGGCATCGGTTTTCTCCTGTTTTGGTGGCCTAGCTCAGCTAGGTGCTAGCATTAGTAGCAGTTGCTATAAAGCGTAGCAAGGAAATGCTGCCTTTTGTGGCACTTTTTGTGAATGCTGCTCAGTAAGCAAAGGTCGTGCCAAGTCAAAAACAGGGATGTTCAGTGCCACAAACCTACGTAATTTCCACAATTCGACCCAAAATCGTATGCATAAACGCACCAAAACGGTGTATATTCTCTATTTGTTGTACAATGGTTTCCAGGTTTAGGGGCAAAGGTGAGATTAAGTGCAGATAGCAACCGAATCGCGGAAACCCGCGCAGCGACTGGGCCGGAGGCTTCATACGATGCATTTTTGTTGCGCAAGATTTTTACCCCTGAAAAATATTATTCCCGAAGGATTTGTGGGGTTTAGACGAGCCGTTACCCCTATTTTTTTCCATTTTTTTCTTTAGGAAAAATATTTTTTGCTATAGTCCATATTCTATAAAAAACTAAATAATTACATATACTTAGGTACTATACGATATACCTATATATCTATTATTTTTTTCATTTTTCATGAGTGGGGCACCCCCTGTTTGTGTTATGCACACTACACTAGAACTAAATGTGACTAAATGCCTCGTACACCTATAGGGATACCTTCGGGTGACTAACTTAATCAGTTCGCACTACGCTTGGATTTTATCGTCTTTTGAATTAGAATCAGCACCTAAAAAAGGTAGCTAAAAAGAGGGCCAAAAAGAGGGCATGTAGGGAAAGGACGCAGGGGGGGTTGTGCAAATCGAGGAAAAAAATAAAAATATGCTGCGAGCCTTGCTACGACTGGGCGAGAATATTTTTCGATTCTTTTCCGATGGAAAAAAATAGTTATATCGGGTTTTTCAAATAAACTTTTCTCTTCGCTCCAGCTTTTCCCCCCTCCGGATCCACCAAACGCTCAAGAATTTGCTCATTGCTGGCTAAATCGGATAATATAGCATTTACCTTTTTACTGCCAAAACCGGTAATATCGGCTACATCTTTACGAGTAAGTTTTACACCTACAGTGAACAGCTTAAGAATCTGATTTTCTTCGATCAAATCTTTACTCATACTGGAATCGGCAAAGACGTGTTCTATCGTGCTTTTCATCATATCGAGTATAGGTAGAATAGAAACCACAGAGGCTTCCGACACTTCTACCACCTGTTCGCTAGATCCATAGGCAAACGGTCTATCTCGTTTTGACATCTCGATGATGGCTGCGAGCTTGTAGCCGGTGACCTGAAGGCGCTGGAAGGTAGACTCGACCTCGGGCTTGTGTAGACTTCGCGTGAGCTCGACGTTCTGGTAGGTCCACTCGAAGAGCGGTTCGGCGTTTCGTTCTGGGATGTGAAGGGTACCGGTCGACGGCTTGGCAACTGTGTTCAACCACTTGGTGTACTTGCCCGACTCGTTGCCGTAGGGCAGCGCAGACCACTTCTGGCGCTTCCCGCCCCAGTAGATGAACCTCGCCAAGAACCCACTGCGCCAGTCCGCCCTGGTCGTTTTCTCGGCGAAGACGCTTGGCGGGATACCGCCGAGCACCGAGAGCCTCGGCCGCGTGATGACGCATTCCTTGTGGGTGAGCGTTTTGCGGATCAAGGTGTGACCGGTCCAGGTCTCGAGCAGCCAAGACCGCAGGGAGTTCGAGTAGGAGCGCTGTGTCGCATCGAACAAGCCTGACAACTCGTCCCGGTAGAGCAGAGAGATGGGTTGCTCGCTCAAGGCCAACTGCCAGCCCTCTGTGCTCGCGTCAGAGGGGAACATCCGCTCGGGCATGACTTGCTGTAGCGAGTTGACCGCGCGCTCGAGCGCCGAGCTCTTTCGGTCTCCTGACTCACCGATCACAGCGCTCCACATGGACATGGGCACAACAAATGGATTTCGTAGGTCTCCGATGCATAAATCGCATTGGCTCAAAGCAACGGCTGACGTTGTGAACACCGCAGCCAAGTGGTAGATCGCGGGCGCGTCAGCAGACGCGATGAGCTCGTTTAAGACGTCTTTAAAGACCCCTTCCTTTGGGATGAGCATTGCAGTTTCCTCGTCGGGCGTTGCCCATTTACATTTGGAAAAATCAACCTTTATGCCGACCGGTCGTGTCGTCATATATGGACCTTTGCCTCCTTCCGTTCCTCGCGCAGAGTCAATTCCGTAGCACGCCTTTTTAAACGCCGTCAAGCCGTTAGGGCCTTGACGATATACCTGCGGGACTGCTAGGATTGACCTCTGTTTTGGGAATCGAGGAAGGTCCAGGTCACGCATGCCGACTGTAAAGTTACCGCACGACTGGCAAATTTTGTCTGGTGACGCGATGCATGCCATGGTGCGCGCAACTGACAAACCGTCCCCAGGAATTCGCCTTTGTGAACTGTTGAACGAGATGGGGAGACCGACTCTCGCGGAGATCCATATTCACCGCACGCACCTTCCGCTGCTGCCGGCAGCTTGGCGCACCATGGCCCCTACGCAGTCCGCAACGGGATCGACACCAGGCCAGCTTGCCTGGCTGCGACCCTACCAGCGTGAGGACGTGGATTTCATCTCGAAGCGAACCGGTGTGGTACTTGCGTCAGACTTGGGCATCGGTAAAACAGCTATAGCTTCCGCAACCGCCAGCGAAGCCTATACCCTTATTGTCTGCCCGTCAAGTGCGATCGTCGTATGGGAACAAGAATGTCAGAGAATGGGATGGACCTACAAAACGCTCGATCACAAGGTCTACCGCGAGCCTTTGCGCAACGGTGACTTCAACCGCGTCCAGGCGTTGATCGTGAGTTACAACCTGTTGCCGGCCCTCGCGGGGAGCATGACGTTGGGCTCAAAGTGGCAAACGCAGACTCTCATAGCTGACGAGGCTCACCAGCTCACCAACAAGCGGGTGACGTGGGCGCAAATGTTCCGCATGGTGCACCGCGAGAAGACGATCTTGCTCACCGCCACGCCGATGCGCAACCGCCTTCGATCCCTGTGGGGGCTCTTCGACTGTGCGTGCCCTCACGCCTTTGGCAGTGAGTATGATTTCCGCAAATACTACTGCGGAGCAACGACCGGATCCTTCGGCCTGGAAGACGGCGAGCCCACGAACCAGCTCGAGCTTGCCACGCGGCTCACCGAGTGTGTGATCAAGCGCACACGAGCTCAAGTTCAGATCGTCCTTCCGGCTCACACGAGGACGGTAATTGACTGCGCCATTCCCTCATGCGATCTTATGGATGCGCTCGAGGGCCTGCGTGGTCACTCTACAGCCCCCCGGCCAGCCGAGGCCATAAGGGCCCTCGGCGCCCTTCGTCTCGCTGTCGGCCGCGCCAAGGCGCGTCATGCGTTAACCCAGATCGACGATCTTGTGGATGCCCATCAGCGGGTGATCTTGTGGGTCTGGCACCATGAGGTTGCCGCCATTCTCAAAGAGTGGGGGCGCCCCGGTGTTCCGGTTGACGTGCTCCTCGGTGACACCCACAGCCGCAAGCGCACCGAGATCGTCAACGAGTGGCGCGTTGGCGACCACACCAAGCCCCGTGTGCTCATTGCTTCGATCGGGGCGGCGGCAACTGCTATTGCCCTCACCACAGCCCGGCTGGCGGTCTTTGTGGAGCTCGACTGGACGCCTATGAACCTTATCCAAGCCGAAAAGCGTCACTACCGCTTTGGAAATGTGTTCAAAGACATACAAACATCCTACATTGTCTCACAAGTAGGTGTTGATAGGCAAATGATGAAGGCATTGCTCGAGAAGGCCAATGCTAGTGAAACCGCTCTCGGCGAAGATGGATCGCTCGCACAAATGCGAGGATTACTTGCCGAAGAGGAACCGACCAGCGAGTCTATTGCGCTTCGCTGGCTACGAGAAGGAAGTGTCCTTTGACCAATGCAGTCACAGCAGACGAAGCACACAAGGCGTACATTGCGATCGTTAAATCGACTTTAGGTAAAATACAGAAAAAACATTCTGGCGAAGATCCAACCACCATATTGAACGCGTGCATGCAGGCATTGGGGCGCATATTGGTGGGTTTGGGAGACCTAGAGCCGAATGAAGCGTTTATGGTGTTAGGACTTGCCGCCGCAATCCCTTCAGCCGTTGTGCTGAAGAACGCCGGGCCGGCCGAGGTCGCACCGTATGTCAAAGGCATGGCCGAGCTCTTTGCCTACACCTTACTGGACCGCCTGCCCTCGGCCATCGACCAAGTGACCCAACAAGACAAGTTGCGCCAACGCCAGCACAACAACACAGTGGTGTTATCGTGAAACGTTCATGTGAAAATTGTGACTTTTGGTCAGTACTAGAAAACGATCCAGACATTGGAGAATGTCGGTTCAATCCGCCAGCAGCCAATCTCGAAGATAAGGTGATTGTCTGCTATAGCGGTGACGAGATAAACTGGAAAGCTTTTCCAATAACATCCAACATTTGTTGGTGTGGTCAATTCGATGTCAAAGAATAAAGCAAATTACAGCGAAACGAGGCGAGATGATTGGGGCACGCCTCGGGATTTGTTTGATAGCTTGAACAGCGTTTTCAACTTTGCGGCAGATCTTGCAGCCGATGAGTATAACACTAAATGTGCTGAATATTGTTCAATAGAAAACGGTGACAATGGTTTTTTTGATCTTCACTTTGAAGACTTTGAACATTTAGACGATAAATGGTGTTGGTGTAATCCGCCTTATGGGCGCGAGTACGGCGGTCTTGAGAAATGGATAACAGAGATCTACGCTAAGGTGTTTAGAGCTTTGGTGCTTATTCCGGCTGCCCCCGGCAACCAGTGGTGGCAGCGCGCCGTGTGGCCCAACGCTCGGTCAATCACTTTCATCCGAGGGCGCCTGGCGTTTGAGGGTGCACCGCAAGTGGCACAGTTTGACTCGGCTCTGCTTGCGTTAGGTAGGTATGGTGACGTAGGGCCGCACGAAAAAGCTAAGCTTATCGAGCATGGTATATTTGTGAGCGCTTGGTGTATTGACTGAGTAAAGAGGCGAGTAATATAAAAAATGGAAAAGATGCCAAAGCTTACTAGAGACTTTTGGAGATTTCATCGAGAGAATCCACAGGTTTTGCGAGATCTGATCCACATGGCTGAGCAGTTACGCAACGCAGGTCAACGCCATTGGGGCATGAAGAGCCTTTTCGAGGTAATGCGCTGGCAAGTTGCGCTCAAAACCCAAAGTTCTGACGGGTTCAAATTGAATAACAATTATACATCTTTCTATGCACGATTGATCGAAAAAACAGATCCACGTTTTGTTAGCTTCTTTGTAGAACGTCAAAGCGTAGCTGACGAAATGTTTGACTGGCCCGAGGATCGGTAATGAAACTACGCAATTTTATTGAATGGCGTGCTGCCGATTGTGCTATAGAAGAAGGCAGAACTAAAATAACCTATAGGGATATAGTGTACATAGTAAATTCTGTGGATAGTACCGCACAACTGGCCAAAAATTTAGGCGTTTCGTGTGCAACCGTTCGACGAGTTAGAATGGAAAGTGCCGAAGTAAAACGCACAATACGTGTAATAAAAGAAAAACATGAACGAAATCAAAATTGATTGGAATGCCGCAATCGAACAACCGCCGAGTTGGGAAATAGTGCTGCCCAAAGAGCAGCGGCTTGGCGGGCCAACGGTCAACGGTAATAGCAAGTGGGCAGACTTCAACCGCTGCCCTCAACGCTATTTCCTCAAGCACGTCAAGGGGCTCGACAGTACCGCATTGTCTGATGCGCTCGAGATTGGTGGAGCATTCCACGAACTGCTTGCGATTTACTATGAGGATGGGGTGGCCCCCGCTTTTGATCTGTTAACGCGCATCGAAAAAGTCACACCAGCCATCGGCGCTGAGACCCGTCGCCTGTTCGAGTCGTGGCTGAAGTTCTACGGACCCAAGGCGCCACGAGACCTGCGCTTCTTCACCACGGCGGTCGAGCTCCCCTTGGAGCAGGAAAAGCCCTTTCCCTACAGCGCGAGGATCGACCACGTCATCACTAAGACCGACGGGGTGTGGATTGTAGAGCACAAGACCTCGGGCGCTCGTTACATGGATCTCGTCAAATCGTATCAGATGGACGCGCAGCTCATTGGACAAGTCTATTTGTGGAATACGAGCGACTATGTGAAGAAGTACGGTAAATGTGTTGGCGTGGTCGTCGATCTCGTTGTAAAGACTAGGGAAGTTTCTTGCTATTGGGAAGAAGTTTCCATTGGAAAGGCTTTGACGAGGGCATTTGAGCGTGATATGCGCCACATAGCCTTTGAGCGGGATATGTGTGAGCGCCTGGGTAACTGGCCACGAAAGCGCCATAACTGTTCAAAGTACAATCGGCTGTGCAGTTTCTTCGACTACTGCCTAAGCGGCGGGAAAGACAAAACGGGCTTGGCCAAAAAGAAAACGAGGTAACAAAAATGGCTAAAGAGCAAAATTACGTGTTTTTCGATCTAGAAACCACATCTACAGATGTAGCTTCCACAGAAATCGTGCAAATCGCCGCAATAGCTACAGGACCGGCCCCGACGTTTACGGAGATAGAGGAATTTGAAATAAAGATCATACCGTCGGCTAAAGGTCTTGCAGAAATCGAAACTGCGCGTTTAACTGGGTTTAACCACGTATATACCGCTGTAGCGTGGAAAACTGCCTATACGTTGCCAAACGCTTTACAAAGCTTTAATGAGTTTTTGAAAGATTATGCGACTAAGGTTAATTTCGCAAAAACGGGTAAACTATACACAGTCGCACAACTCGTTGGGCACAACGTTGCTGGATTTGATGCACCAATCTTGTTTAGACACGTTAAAGCTATAAAATTGTTTTTAAAAGCCGATTTTCGTGTAATGGATACGTTGCAATTAGCGTTCTGGTTATCGAATATCGCTGGAAAGTCCATACAAAGTTATAAATTGGCGGATTTGGCCGAGTTATTTGGTGTCGAGTTAGTGCGGGCACACGACGCATTATCTGATGTCGAGGCAACGATCGGCATAACCAGGGCCTTACTGGCCAGCGTAAAAACGATGAGTAAGTGAAAGGTAGTGTATTCTATGGGAAAATCTCTGAAAATCACAACGTGTAACAAGATCGAAACGACGGGGATCAAGGTGCTATTGTATGGAGCTAACGGGTCAGGAAAAACGCGGTTTGCGTCGACTTGGCCGTTTCCTGTTTATTTTACGCCAGTCATGGCGAAAAACGAGCTACGCTCTATTGCCAACGAGAACATTCCTGTCGTACTGTTCGAGACCATGGCGGACGTTAAGGACCAAACTATAGCCCTCGGTGAGGCTATGAAGGCCGGCAAAATCCAGTGCAAGACGATCGTGGTCGACAACCTCACGACTATTCAGACTTTGTTCGAGGTCGAAATCAAGGCAAACTCCGGCCATGGCAAGCTAGACTGGGAAGATTGGGGTAGATTCACTGGGTTTTTCGTGGAATGGATGACAATGATTCACCGCTGGCCGGTCAACATAATCTGGGTTACCCACAGCGACGTGGAAAAAACCTTCACGTTACGAGGGGATTCTAAGAATTTCATTCCAGGCAACTCGGACCTGCTACTTTACAGTGAATCCAAGGATTTTGGGATCAACAAGCCCACGGGATTCTTCATCCATGGCAGGCGGTGCGGGCAGTGGCCGGCGCGGGTGCGCATGGCTGACGTCGCTGGGCGCCCCATTTTCACTACGATAGGGCCGGATCCGCACTACGATGACCTCGCGGTTTGCCTCGGTATGCCCTCGCTAAGCGAAGCAGAAGGGTGGCAATGAGCGCGTTGTTACCAGAAAATAGACGTTATTTTATATCTTATTTTTATGTGGATGATAAATCATTCGGCATTAGTGATGCAAGGTTGCATGGGTTTACGGCCGAACCAGATACAGACGCATGGAGAGGTTTGAAATCTGTTGCTATTATTTATTGGAAAGAGTTGAGAACAACGAGCATTAATGCTCGCTGATCTGTAGCAATGTGAAAGAAACGAAAGGTTTGAACAAATGACAAACAGCTATGACAACGACATGACATTTGACGCGCCTTGGGCAGAGACACAAGAACAACGCGCTGGGCAGGTACCGCCAGAGGTTGGTGAACAAGAATTTGAGATTACCAAGGTTACTCAGGGCATACAAAAGCAGGGTGAGAATTTAGAAGAAAAGTATGTAAACCTGTTGTGCACGCAGATGAGCGGTGAGTTTCCTGGTACACGTTCCACCTTCAAATTTATTGGATTTGGAACGAAAGTCGGAAAGCGTGGCACATCGCAGTTTGGTGAAACCAAGGCTTTCATCGCGGATATTGGAAGATCTGATCTTTTTAAAAATCCAGATGGCAGTGACCGCAAAGATTTCAGACCAGCTGAGTTACTTAACACTGTTTTTATTGCTGATGTTGCTTATTCGTTGAATCGAAAAACAGGTCAAACAGCCATATGGCTTAATCGGCCGCGAAAAAGTTTGCAATATTCAGACGAACAATACGGTGCCACACAGGGTGTCACACAGTACGGTGATCAACCCGTAATCGATGCCGGATTCACGGATTTACCGACACCCGTTAGTCGCCCTGTGGCGGCACCGGCTCATGCACAAGCTGCTGTCCCGCGGGCACCGGCACCGGCAGTTGAACCCAGGCCGGCCATTCCGCGGCGCATGCGGCCGACGCCGCAAGGTTAGGTTTTGTGGGGCCCTTGGCTGCTCATTACTCGCCCAGTGAGCGGTTTCAAGGCTCCTTCGCCTCGTTGACCTGAGCGGGAAAGCGGACTGGACCCCGCCTCTCGTTCAGGTCTTTTTTACCGTGGGCATGTTGCGGCAATGCTGTTATCGAGATTTGCAAGCGGTCTAGGGCCAAAGCAGCGTTGTTCGAGGTTCGTTACCTTGCCACGGTACCAAACACTAACAAGGAGGGTCCAGTTATGTCAACGTTAGCGATTGTTGGTAAATTGCAACGGCTACTGACCAAAGAAAATATCAAACAGTTCGATCGGGTGTTCGAGGTACTCACGGATCCTTCAACGCACACCTATGCTGTGTTCTGGCGCGAAGTTCACGATAAGTACCCAGAGTTCAACGACGCGGTAAAGGGTACGACCTACCGCGCACTGCTAGCGCTACGCGCAATTCTGCAAGAGTACGGGGGTAACGCCAGATGATCATTCCGAAGAATGGCCCAAACTGCCCAAACTGCCCGATGTATGAAGAAGGGGTTGTGGTCAATGACCGCGAACCCTTGAGCACCGGGTGGTCGGGATTGTCGGTGGTCGGGGATATGCCGAGTCGCGACGAAGTGAGGCAGAAGTGTGCGTTTGTAGGTGAAAGTGGGAGACTTTTTGACGTTACATTGGCGGTTGTGGGCATAGATCCGGCAAACGTACATGCGACTTATGCGATTCGCTGTGGTTACAAAGCGTGGAACAAACTAACCGACCCCGAGCTTCGGCGCGTCGCCGAGTGCTGTGCGCCCATCCTACTCGACAACCTCGCCGAGGGGACGACGGCCGCAGTGGCCTTGGGGAAGCATTCATGGTTCGCGCTAAGCGGCCTCGAGGGCATCGAGAAGTGGCGCGGCTGCGTGGTGCCGGCTACTGAGACCATACCCTATCCTACCATCGCCACGCTTCACCCAATGGTCATCTTGCGCGAGCCCACGAGGCGCGCCTGGTTCGACCTGTTCGCGGCAGACATCCGCCGCGGGCATATGCTCGCGCAGGGCACAACTGCGCTATTAGAGCCCCGTGTCGTCTCGGCCACGGTAGAAAACATCCTGAACCTCGTTTACGACTCGCCGGTACTAGCGCTCGACGTGGAAACGGACGGGAAAGATTCGATCACCTGCGGCTTGCGCACTATCGGCGTCTCGAACCTAACCACATCTCTGTCGATACCGGTGCCTGAGTTCGCTACGCGTTACACCACGGACGAATGGAACGATATTGTTGAAGCCTTTGGCAACCTATTTTGCGACGAAGAAGCGGTGATCGTTTTTCACAACAAATCATTTGACGTCACTGTTTTAGAGCGTTACTTTGCGCTGCCGATATTAGGGCACCGGGAAGATACTATTTTGATGCACCATGCGCTACATCCGAAGGCACCACACGACCTACAGGCCGTTGCGAGCCATTACCTTCCAGTAGAGCCATGGAAAGCTTACTTCGATTCGCCGTTTGAAAGCTTAACGACGATCGAAAAGTCTGACTTCAAGGCGCAAGCGATCGACAACTTTCATGCCATGTATCCAGGCGAACCACTCGATAAGAAAAAGGGAAAGTGGACTAAGCTCTATAAGCTGACCTGGGAATCGGTTACCGAAGAAGAGAAGCAAGAGCTTATCGCTGAACGCGTTGCGAACCTGCACTACTACAACGCGGCAGACTCTTTCTACACCTACCGCCTGTTCGAGGCAATGCGCCCATATCTGGAGCGCACCAACGTCGAGCTCGTGTACAACATCGACTGCAAGCTTGCGGACATCGCCCTCGACTGGTACCGCGTTGGCGTCGGTATCGACAACGAACGGCGCCTCGAGCTCGCTGAAGTCTTCCGCGGGGAGCTCGAAGATGAGCTCGCCGAGATGGTCGAGATCACCAAGCGCCCGGACTTCAATCCAGCCTCTACCCAACAGCTCGTCGAAGCTATGGCAGAGCTCGGTCTTGTGCCCTCGAAGCTCACAGCCAAGGGGAAGATCTCGACCAACAAGAAGGCGCTCTTCGAGTTTCGCGACGAAGACTTCATCAAGCTGCTCTTCGTTTGGCGGGAGAAGTCGAAACTTTACTCACAGTATCTAGTAGGCATGGGCAACAAGCTCGGGCCGGACAACCGCTTGCACCCTCAGTACAAGCTCCATGTCACACCCACGGGGCGCTTCTCGACCTCGCCTAACCTGCAGAATTGGCCAGGCACCATGAAGCGGTTGCTCGTGCCGGCGCCTGGCCGCGTCATCATCTCGGCGGACTTCGCTGCGCTCGAGCTGCGCATCGTTGCGCTGCTCGCCGGGCAGGAAGACCAGATCGAGACGTTCAACCGCGGCGGGGACATTCATGCGCTGCACGCCTCGCGCTACTTCGCGAGCACCTGGGACACCTACACACCCGAGCAGCAGAAGGAACTTCGCAAGAAGTCCAAGCCGATCACGTTCGGGGACATCTACCGCGCTGGTGCGCAGACGCTTTACGAGAACGTGCGAGCCACGGACCCGGAGATCACCCTCGAGCAAGTGCAGCTCCTGCAAGCGACTAAGCGCGCCAGCGAGCCGAACATCGGCGAGTGGTGCCAGATCGTGCACAAGCAGGCGATCAAGTCCAAAGAGCTGCGAACCCCATGGCTCGGCAGACGTCGGCGTTGGCCGCTCGGTGATATCCCTGACACCGAGACCGCGAACCATCCTATCCAGGGAGGCGCTGGTGATCTCATGGCTGAAGCGACGATCAAATGGATTGCGCGCCTCAAGGGATCTGGCGACTACCATACCCGCGTGTGGCCGTGTCTCCAAATCCACGATGATCTCAGAGCTGAAGTGTCTATAGACTACGCGCCCGAAGCGTTGCGGAGCTTACTTGATTGCATGGTTTCGGTCAAGTCCTATACCTCGCCCGTGACAAATAAGTTGAACGTCATGGGTTTCGTCGCCGAAGGCTCGATCGGGCACAACCACGCGGCTTGGAGCGATGACGCGAGTAAACCGAGCACCTTCAACCTCGAGGGGCTCATTGAGCAAAAAGACCTCAATCACGAGGTCGCAGACGCGCTGTACAAGCGCCTAGGAGACTGATCGTTATGACTGACGCCAATGCCTTCACCGTGACCATTCCCGTGCCCGTGGCTGCCCCTATCGCTGTTCCCGCTCCCGTGGTCGAAAAGCCTACGAAGGTTCGTCCGGACCTCGGCTTCAAAGCGGATGGAACACCGCGCCTTCGGCGTGAGCGTGGAACCGGCTCAGCGCGACGCGTTGGGCGCCCCAAGGTTGTGCAAACCTACTTCGTCGTCAAAAACGGCCTTGTCACGAGTCACGCCGGTGAGGCCAGTGCACTTGAGTTTCTCTCGAGCTGCACTGAGAACGAAGAGGTCACCGTCATCCGTGGGCAAGAGCTCCAGGTGACCATGCGCGCCGTGCTCGCCGAGGTGAAGTAGCCGCTATGACCCCTCCCGCTTCCAACCGCTGTTTGGGTATCTACGCGAAGCTCGCAAAGCTCGGGCTCGACGAGCTGCGAGTCATCGAACTCATCACGGATCGGCTGATCCAAGGACAGGTGGTCTACGGTCTGCTCGACATCGCCAAAGATCCGCGAGATTTCAACCGCGAAGTCCTCGAGGAGGTCTGCGACTCCTCAGTCTATGCCGCCGTTCAACTGCTCAAGCTCGTGGAATAGCGAAAAAACTTGTGCACATTGTGCACAGTCTTGACAACGGTATCACTTCGCGCTAATCTTCTGCCATGTCACGGATACGCCGAAAAATCGCGCCGGTGTCGAACACCGGCAACATTCGCCTTGGTATCAGCTTGCCCGCTGAAACGCTCGAAGCGCTCGACGTTTGGGCAATTGCGGCTGGATACAAAAAGTATGATGGGTCTATCAACCGGTCAGGCGCCTTTCGCGCTTTGGTCAGTATGTGGCTCGCTGGCGACAATTACCTCGCAGCGGCGATTAAAGCGAAAAACACAGGGCTAGTCGGCGCAGTTGGCGACACGGCGCGACGAGCCTATCAAGAGGCGCATGAGAAGGTGTGCGCCGAGATCGAGAAAATTGAAGTATAGCAATGCTGTTGTCTGTAATTAATAGATTGTTTGAAATTGCGGTAGTTATAGCACTGTTTGCTATAACACTTTTCGAGATGAGAAGATGTTGTTAAGCGATCAACGGTCAGTGTCGTTGTTGACGAGCTCGAGCAGGTCAATGCTGGCAGGCTCGAGTGATGGAATGGTTTCTTCATTGCCATCCCCGAATCACGCGTTGTGGACATAAGTTGGCGATGGCCTGGCCGTTGATCACTTTTTTTTTGATAAAAAATCCTTGACAGAACAGACCTATCGGAGGTAAGGGAGTATCATGCAGGACATTTTTATTCATATGAATAACGTGCTCGAGGCGGCAATTCCGCTCTTGTGCCCTGCGATCGTGGATTGGAGTGGAGAATATCCGCTCGAGGCAGACCATTGTAAAGCCGCTTTGCGCGCAGGGATTAAGGCCGGATTAGTCGGACAATCCGCACAGTTTTACGCTGCGCAATGGATGGCGCAGTGTTACCTGATTAAGCCGGATTTAGCCCTCATGGTAATCTTGAAAAAACTGGATTTATACTGTGCCGCCTACGCTGCCAACGTCGAGGCTACGCCATGACCCTCGAGGATCGGGTTCTCGATCTCCTAGATCGCATGCTTCCAGCTTACTTGGGATGGGTAGCCGAGAACCAGGGAGAACCCGATATCTCACTTTGCACCAAATACCTGACTCACGCTATTCATGCCGGATTTTCGTTTCCTGGTGAGCGCAGATCTGCGCAATTTGCTGCAGCAACATTGCTTCGGAATGTCTATGCAATATACCCGCAAAATCATGGCTGCAGACATGCTCAGAGTGGCGATCTCGATGGCGATCGTTGTCGTGGTCACGGTTACAGTCTGAATCGCAGTTACGGTCGTGGGCGAGGCCGTAGAAAAGAGGATTTCAAATGTCGCTAGTAGGCAAAAACGTATTCGTGTGCACGGTTTCGTTCTTCTACACAGGGCAGGTCATCAGCGAAGATGACCGATGGCTCGTTTTGGGCAAGGCGGCCTGGATCGCCGATACCGGGCGGTTCACGCCTGCCATGGCGTCTGGCACCTTCTCTGAGATCGAGGTCTTTGGGGACAAGCCAGTCCACATCGCCATGGGTGCGATCGTGTCCCTCACCGTGGTCGACTGGCCACTGCCGGACAAGCAGAAGTGATCCAACTGACAAAAGCTCCTTACCTGTGGACGTGGGTATGGGCGGGGACGATATCGGAGACGGTGTCGGGATTAAGATCGCGGACGGGAACACTAGCACGGTCGTTGTTTGAGTTGCCGTCACGGCTAGGGTCGCGGTCGGCAACGGGAACCGCGTGGAGATCGTGGATAGGATCACGAGTATGGGCGAAATCGTGGATAGGATCACGAGTAAGGGCAGAGGTGGTATGGCGGCCATGATCCAACGCGTAAAAGCCTACCCAAGGGCGCTGAGGCGGATGCAGTCTTGGGCAGGATCACTGCGCTGGGTAGTGTCGGTGTCGATGGCGCAGTCAAGGCCAATACAGCTAACACGGTCGCCGTCACGAGCACAAGGAAGATTGCTGCCGTGAAACAACCAAAAAAGCGCCCGATCGCTGTGTTAGTAGACTCGAGCCGGTTACTGGTGCGGTTAAGGTCATGGGCGATGTCACGGTCATGGGCGCGGTCGGGGTCGGCGTTGCGATCAGGGAAAATGGTGTGTGTGCGATCACGGGTACGGGTACGGGTGGCAATGGCGTGGGAAACTTCGTAGCCATGAAGCAGCCGGTAAAATGTTGTCGTCAGCTTAGAGCACGACGACCGTCGTGGTTGGGTTCCGCGGTACGGCCCCGTTCGAGATCGGCAAGCGGTGAGACCTTGATGTTGATGATGCGATCGTGGTCGCGCTTGCGCTCGAGAGCTACGAAGGAACGCGATCGTACTCGCGGTTGCGCTCTGCCCCAAAAGCACCGCGCCCGCGTAAATCAATGTTTGGGCGTTGAATGAGAAGCAGGAGGTCGTGAAGTGCCAGCTTTCTACATTGGACCGAAACGCGTCTACACGCTGACCGAGGACGACAAGCTCTGGCTCGCGCGGGCCATTGCCGGCGAGACAGGTGAGCGCCTTAAAGGTATGGATGGACCGGCCGCAGTGGCGTGGTCGATGATGAATCGTTTTCTTCTGACCAAGGGTCAGGAAATCTGGCCGACCTACGCTAACCTGTTGCGCAACTACTGCCAACCGATCAACCCCAAGCATGCCCGCGGTGGATCAAAGTGCCCGGTCGGATCACCGGACAAGTCTGATCCCTGTTACGAGGGTCTGCTAGACCGCCGTGAGCATATTTCAACGTTAGCTTGGCGAGATATCGACATAGGCATTCGCAACTTCGTCGAGAGCTTTGCGGCCGGAAATATCACGATGCCGGACGCCGTGTTCGGGCTGTCCCACTGGCGTCTCACTGACTTCGCGGCTTTCCACAAAAAAGAGTACATGGATCGCGAAATCGGGTTCAACTCGAGCGGCGTTGTCACCGATAAAGATGCCAAACCGGTAAACTGGTTTTTCGAGATTAAAGGGATTTTGGATTGTGAGGTGCACGTAGTGCGCGCCGATTCCGCACCAGCGCCTCAGTGCTTTCCAGTCTCGAAGAGCGTTTCAGGCGGATGGTCGACCTTGAACACGTTCAGCGTGATCGTCGGTCTCGGTATCGCGGGCATTGCCGCTTATCTCGCATGGGCACGGACGCATTAGACCTTAAACGTAGCGCTCGTTGACAGCTAGCGAAAACCTGTGGCACGCTTAGTCCACTACCATAGGCCATGACTGTGTTCCGGAAGGTCCAGCGCAACAGGACACAGCAAACGAGAAAGGCGCACAACCATGCCTCGACGACGCAACGATCCCCTCATGTTCTGGGCAGCAACTATGATGATTTTTGTGCTCGCGTTTATGTGCTATTTCTTCTGCAAAGAAGCGTTTGGAATGCCGCTTTCCGAGAATCCTATGTCTGTTGTCTTTCAGGGACGGGAGCAGGGACAAACGAGAACAGTCGAAGGCGTGATCAAACTACTTGATCGGGATCACGCCCCATCGAATGATCCGCGACGAGCGATTGCCGCAGACATTGCCGCGGCAGTTGACGCCGCTGCGCAGGCGACAAACGGCGATCCCTGGTTGCTCACTTCGATGATATTCCATGAGTCCAGTTTTCAGCTCAGTGCGTGCGGTAAACGAAATGAGCGCGGTTTGCTCCAGGTACACGGAGTCGCGCTAAACAGGTGTTTGAAGCATGGCATCGACCCTACGGCAGACCTCGAGCAGAGCGCGCTATGCGGTGCACTGTGGTTGGCCGAAGCCACAAAATGGTGCGGTTTCGAGGTGCGCGATTGGGAGAAATGCCGAAAAACCAAAATCACGCCAGCTTGTGATGGCGGGTTGTCCGCGTACTTGAGCGGTAAGTGCGTAGCGTCTACGATAACCTCGCCGCGAGTAGCAGCGCGGTTGCGTACTCGCGATAAGCTTATGCTCGACATGTTCATGCCAATCCAGTAGGATTGCGCAACAAATTGTAACGTAGAATCCATGAATTTCATGGAAAGGAACAACCAATGAAACCGATCAAGAAGGTTTACACTGCGCCACCCGAGGCCGTTACCGTGGTCACCGAAATCGCCGAAATCGCCGAGACCTTTGTGCCCGATCCACCCGAGCCGATCACGGAACCGACATCGGCCCCAGAGCCGATCAAGATGGAAGTTGCCGAGCCAGAAGTACCGGCAGCACCGGCAGCACCCGCGACACCTGTCGCCTACGTCATCGAGCCCGCGGTACCGGAAGACTACCCATGGATCGCCGCGCTGTGGGAGCGCTACGCTGACGTGCTCGGTGCCGGGTTCGAGGGGATCTGGCAGGCGTACCTAGCTGGCCGCGAGGCCGGCGCTACCATGTACCGCGTTGACGTCTGCCGCCCTGCCGAGGGCTTCCATTTCTACACGGTGCTCGGCAGCGGGCATTTGCTGCGCCGGGCAATCGCAGTCGTCAATCCACGCCAAGGTGTTGGTCGCGCTCTTCTCACGCCCCTCAAGGGTCGAGTGTTCACCTTTTGCGTCCAGGTCGACAACACCGCATCGATCGCGTTTCACAATGCTCTCGGCTGTCCAAGTTCCACTGCATTGATGGACGGCGCCACCAACAAGCTGTGCATGCAATACGCCGGCATCTTCCCTTGCACGCCGAAAGCACTGCCGCCGGTCAAGCCCGAGGCCCCCAAGCCGCACATCGGCGAGTGGCGAAAAGGTTGAAATCACCAAACAGGAATAGGCGGAATCAATGGAAAAGGGTCCAGCTGAAAGAGACAACGAGATCACCCAAAATATCACCGATGAATTGCTGCCGCAGGTCGTGAAATGGTGCGGCAATGATCTCGACAAAGAAGAGATCCGCTCGGCAGTTTTCGCGGCGATAGATGACAGCTTTACCGACGACGGCTATGCCATCGCACGCGACCTCGAGCGCGCCGGTTGGGAAGTGGACGCCGAGCTCGTCGAGATCTTCACCGACGCCAGCCCTCTGCGGCGCAAGTGGTATCAGATCGCCCGCTCGAAGTGGGTTGCCGACGAGGGGATTGTCATTCCCTTTGACCTCGGTGACACAGTGCAGCCCGAGGGCCGGGGCAAGATACCGCAGTTTGTCGTGAAGCTCATGCCGGGTACGGCCGAGATCGGTCTCCATGATGAATGGGTGCAGCCGGCGAAACGCTGGCGCGTATTCCCCGTCGAGAACGTGTCTCTCATCAAAGCGCGCGAGAGTGCCAAGGCAGCGCCATGAGCCAAGACATCCTCGGCACGTTGAGGCACCTCGTGGCGGATGTGGATCTCGCCCGCTATGTGCAAGCCTCACTCACGCCGTTTCGGGCAGTAGAGGAGTCAACCAGGGAAACTTTTGACCGGGTATTGTCCGAGCTGGTCGAGGTTCACCCCAAGTACAAGGGTTGGATCATCCGCGGCCGTTGAAGTGAACGCATGAACTACGAGCTTCTCACGCACAGCGGCCAGGTGGTTGATCTGCTCCACCCAGATCCGCAGACCATCATGCTCAAGGACATCGCCAATGGACTCGCGAGCACGATCCGGTACCGAGGCGCCCTCGGCGTGCAGCTCACTGTGGCGCAGCACTGCGTGATGTTGTCCTACTGGAACGACATGGAGCCCAGCCGCCGGGTGTGGGCGTTGTTCCATGACGCGGCCGAAGCCTACCTCGGTGACGTGCCTGCGCCGGCTAGGCGCTTGCCCGATACCACCGGGTTCTTCGTCGCCGAGCAGCGCCTACTCGCGGTGATCGCGACCAAGTACGGTCTCGAGGGCACACGGTGCCCGGACAGCGTCATGGCGGCAGACAAGGTGATCGCGGCCTACGAAGTAGACCGGTACGGCGACAACAGCGCGTGGGCAGAGCTCGCACTTGATCAACCTGACCGTTGGTTGCAGTGGTGGGGACCGGTGCCGCCGAGCTCGCCGTTCTATCGCGCATGGAAAAGACCCTTGTGGTCTCCGGCGATGGCAAGGTACATGTGGCTTTTGAGAGCAAAACAACTAGGTGTGGCTGAGGTGAGATAGGTGGTACCGCGGGAAGACGGGGGCTGTCAACAAGATTCGCCATGCAAGCGTCTCGATCGCGCGCTGACCTTGGGATTGCTGCACCGGCCGTCAGTCTGCGAACAGTGCGGGAGCAACCCAGGGCTCGATCGCCTCGGAAGATCTCTCATCCGCGGCTATCATCACAAAGGCCCAAAGTTCCCCTTAGAGGTCCAGTGGCTCTGTGTGACCTGCTTGAACAGGTTGACCAAGCTGAAAGTGAAAAAATGACAAACATGGAAGGTAAGGGACCGGTGTTGTGCAAAGGATGCCGCTTCAGCGTGTCGAACAAGGATGGATGGTGCCCACACTTCGCGCAGCAGCTCCCAGTGTGGCGCCGGATTACTCAATGGGTGCGTGACACGGCGGGATGGCTGAAAACGTTGGTAGGAGATCAAAAATGAAATCCACACTCAGGGCCGTGTTCCAAGAGCTCGCGGTGCTGTGGGTGCTGCTTTCTGAGTTTCCCACGGCGCTCTTGCGTTCGCTGTGCGTGATAGCGGGATGGCTCCGGCTCAACGACTGCCTGCTCGATGAAGGGTGCATTCTGGCTCAGAGCGCTGGCTGACACAGCTCGAGGGTGTCGCCCGAAAGACGTTGAGCAGTCGCGACGTGCTCATTCTCTCGTGGCAACTACTCGTCGAGGAACCTGAAGGGGGAAAACATGAGCCTCAAGATTGATGTTCTGGACATGATCACCGAGTACCTAGAGCAGCACGGCTACCATGGGCTCTACAATCCAGACGGCGAGTGTGCGTGCACGCCCCCGGGCTTGGCGCCGTGCAGCAACATGTCCCAGCACTGCGTTGCCGGATGGATGGCGCCGTGCGATTGCGGTGAGCACGACTGGCATATCACGAGCGAGCCGCGGGCGACGCCGCAACCTGTCGCAGCACTGTCACCGCAGGCACCACAAGCGGTGTGCTTCTGGTGCGCCAAGCACTGTCCTAATGCTCGCCTCACATCCGAAAGCCAAGACGCTTGCTGGCTGTCCAATACAGCCGAAGGCCGGCCCGCTCCTGCTCCTGCTCCGGTCAAGGACCACTGCAGCCGGTGCCTGTGGTGGACAACTCGGCACTGTCCCGATGCGCGCCCTGCTCCTGGGAGCCAAGACGCTTGCAAGTTGTTCAAGCCCAAGTTGTGATCAACGACTGGCGCAAGGTGCTCGAGGTACTGCTTGGCGTTGAGAAGGTGTTGCGGCATACCCAAGACGAGTTCAGTTGCCGCCGATCATGCTCGTCGGACTGACCTTGATCGGACTTAGAGCTGGGTGGAGTTGGGCCAAGTCGCCAATGAAGTGCCGAGCGAATTGACCAGAACGGGCGTTCAGTTGTAGTCTGGACCCCAGAAAAGAAAGCCACCCTTTAGTTTGGCGACTAGGTGGCTTTCAGAACAGTGAATGTAAGGTGAATGTAGCCGTTCCTGCGCCTTCGTGCAAGATTCCAAATACAGCAGAGCCAACATCGGCTCTACCCGGCTGTGTGCCGGTTGAGCATATGACGGACGGCCCATCGGCGACCCGAGGGGCAGACCCAGGGTGGCACGGCGGCATGGGACTTCTTGCACCCCTTGCCGCCGATGCCACCCTATTTTTTCCCCGTCCGTCTCCCCCCTCGCCCCCAGCTAGCCAACCTGCTCCGAGGGGAGTCGATTGCTCTGCATGAGGCGCGGTGTGGGAGCTCGACAACCTGCGAGCTGGATCGTCCACTAGAGCGGCTCTGCGATCGCATTGACCGCGTGCGTTCCATTCTCGCCGAGGATTTCGAGAGAAACTACTTTCAGCGTTGAGCGAGGGGAGAAGAAGGAGCACCACGGCACCTGCAGGGTACCGTGGTACGATGCCGTTTCCAGCGCGCGAGATCTACCACGAGGCACGGCCAAAAGCAAAAGTCAAATCAGCGAAAGGTGTATACCTTTGGTTGCCGATTATACGCTAGATTGATTTATAATATATAAATGCACTCCCCAGTGACGCGAGCGCAGCTTAACAGGTTCCCGCGCACTTGTCGCGTGACATAAAGATGAAACGCTTTTTTCTTGAGGTGGGGGAAAGGTGGGGGAAACCGAATCTCAGTCCATGGAACAATAATACCGGTGTTTGGATCATGTCTATATGCGCCACGATCCAACTGTAAAACGCTTTGATGGTCGTCTTGGGTCTGTATTGTGGTGTCATGATTCTGGTCGCGCCGATCACTGACGTTAAAGCCGGCGCCATCGCATTCTAGGATAAACTCCTCGGTACGAATTTCGATTCTCGGTAACGGTTGCTTTTTGGTTGTCACGCTAATCTCCTCCCGTCTGAATTGTAGATTTTGGGCATTTTAAGTGCTAGACCAGTCTTGTTTTCTATTAGCGGGATTAATTGATCGTTGTAAATATCGTTGATCTCATATTTCAGGCTAAATCCGTTGACGGTTACACGGTAAAATTTTACCGTGTAAGTGTCATCTGGATCTAAGGTAACTTCAAAGCAGTTGATCCCGTAAAGTGCTTTCGCTTTGAAGCGCACTTTGACGCTATTTTCACCATGTAAAATGTTACTAACGCCGATCATGCGCATCATTCC